ATATGAGTATATTAAATAGTTTGATTGGCCCAGTCACTGGTTTGTTAGATAAGTTTATTGAAGACAAAGATGCCAAGAATCAACTAGCACACGAAGTAGCTACAATGGCTGCTAAAGCGGCCTATGAGAATGCCAAGCAGCAGCTTGAAGTCAATAAGGTAGAGGCGGCTCATAAGAACATGTTTGTAGCTGGGTGGAGACCCGCTATAGGATGGATCTGTGGTTTCGCGTTGATGTACTCTACTATTTTATCACCCATCTTAGGTATATGGTTTACTGTTCCTCCTGTTGACAGCTCCCTGCTCACTACTGTGCTTATGGGTATGTTAGGTCTAGGTGCAATGCGAACGGTAGAAAAAGCTAAAGGCGTACAGAGAGAGCGGTAATGGCAAGAGGTACTCAAGTAAAATCTAATATTACTGCTGCACAGCCAGCAGGCTTTGACATGCCTAGAGCGCAGCCTCCTGTGACTCCTGCTCCGCCTATAGTAAAACAAAAAGAACCTGTTATGGTTCCTATTAAGCAAGAACCTATTTCTTCTCTTGCTAGTCCTTTTGATACACAGGCTGACCCCTTTGTTTCTACGGTAGATACAGATGTACAAGAAGTTGACGGTAAAGCAGCTATTTTAAAAGACAAAGAAGCTAGATTAGCAGCTTATGGAACTAATAGTGTAAGAGATGTGTATGCACAGTTGTTAGCGGAAGCTCCTAATAAAGCCAGAACAGGCAGAGATTTGTATAGAGAGTTTGATCCGGGCCGTGGGGCAATGCAAGGCTACAATGCTGAGACATACAACCAAGCTGTTAATATAGACCGGCCCTTAGCACAAGCTATGGAAGACTTTGAGATTCCTGCTTATGTTGAATACAAAGTTCCTGAGTTAGATACTGGAGGTCTTGAGTATGACAAAACAAGGCTTTATACTAACTATGGCCAACGAGGTCAGTTAGAGTTTCCTAGCCAAGAAGCTCGTGACGAGTATTACGAAAAAGAAAGAACAGGAACTTTTCACGACATATCAAAATTATTAGGCATTACAGACGTAGGTATTGACTCTCAGACAATGGTTTGGGTTAAAGACCCTCCAAAGCCTAGTAAATGGGAAAAGTTTTTAGGAAACCCTGTACTTAGTCTTGTCGGTGCTTTGTATCCTCCTGTTGCTTTAGCAACCACCGGCCTTAAAGCTGCGTCAGGAATGGATGTATCTCCTGTAGAAATAGCCTCAGGTTTGATGGCCGGTCTTAACATGTCTGGCGTCACTGCTCCTCCATCTGCTAGTGCAATGCCTGCGGGTCAAATGGGGCCGGGAGTAGCTAACACAGGTAGGGGTTTATTTGGCACTACTTATGCTCAAACACAGACTGCCCTAAATGTAGCAGCCGCTGGTGATGTCAAAGGAGCTGCTCTAGCTCTTGTAGGTCAACCACTGATTAACAGAGGTTTAGACTCAGTAGGGTTAGACCAAGCAACCATTGAAGGCGCAGGAATACAATATGATGATTTTCAAGAAGGTTTAGGTCAGGTTGTATCTGCTGTAGCTGGAGGTGCGGAGTTAGATGAGGCACTGGCGCAGGGCTTAGGTAAATACATCAGAGAGGGCGGCACGTTAGGCTCTATTGATTTGCCCGAAACTAACATAGACTTAGGGGTTGTTGAAGATGTTGTTAGGAATCTCGTACGTCCTCTTGGGGAAGCTGGTACAGCTCTTGCTGATTTTGTAGATGACGCTGTTATACGGCCTGTAGGCGATGTTCTATCTGCTTTAGACACAGCCGTTAGAGACGCGTTACCAGATATTGACTTACCTAGTGTTGATTTACCTCGTATTGATTTACCCAGTGTTGATTTACCTCGTATTGATTTACCCAGTGTTGATTTACCCAGTGTTGATTTAACAATGTCCGAAATGATGGCTACAGCCTCTGGCGCTGTTCCTATGTCATCCACTAGAACTACTGACTCGTTGTTTGCTGACGAGTTGTTTAAATTTAAAACAAAGGTAGAAGACACTCAAGAGCTAGTGCCTTTTAGTACGTTAGAGTTTGGAGACGTACAAACAATGCCTTATGTTTATGAAGACATACAGTCTCCTTTGTCTGAATTTACTTATGACAACGGTTTAGAACTAAACATACCACAACAACTAACACAAGAAGAGCTTTTACAAGAGTTATTCCAAAAACAAGGAGTTTCACTCTAATGACATACTTACAACTGGTTAACAAGGTGCTGGTCAGGCTACGTGAAAACGAAGTCTCTACCGTAGGCGAGAACAGCTACTCTAAGCTAATAGGTGAGTATGTTAATGACGCTAAACGTACAGTAGAGAACGCTTGGGACTGGACAGGACTACGTAACACACTGACAGTAGACACACAGGCTAACGTGTTTAACTACGTCCTTACAGGCGCTGACAATACTATTAAGATACTAGATGCTACCAACGACACACAAAACTGCTTTTTGCAGTACAAGCCATCTCAGTGGTTTGACAACGCTTTCCTAGACTTCCCTAGTGTTCCTAAAGGCACTACTCAGTTTTACAGCATTAACGGTATAAACGGTGTTGATCTATACCCTATTCCTGACGCTGCGTACACACTGCGGTTTAATGTGGTGTTACGTACTACAGACTTTACCAACGACACAGACCCACTGAACGTGCCTTATAACCCTGTTATACGTCTGGCTACAGCGTTAGGAGCAAGAGAGAGAGGAGAGACTGGCGGTACTAGCGCAGCGGAACTGTTCGCACTAGCTGATGCTTCACTAGCAGACGCTATAGCAATGGACGCTGCATTACATCCTGAAGAAACTATCTGGTACTCATAATGGCTCAACAGCTACAGAACATTACTATTGCAGCTCCCGGCTTTGCTGGACTCAATACTCAGGACTCACCAATAGGCGTAGACCCGTCGTTTGCTGCTGTTGCTGACAACTGTGTTATTGACAAGCTAGGCCGTATAGGGGCGCGTAAAGGCTGGGAAGAGGTCACTACTAACGGTTCTTCTGTGTTAGGCAGTAGCCGTGGTATAGAAACAGTTTTTGAGTTTGTAGACAAAAGCGGCGACAAGCGTGTAATCTCTGCTGGTAATAATAAAATATTTTTAGGCACTACTACTCTTACTGATATTACCCCCAGCAGCTACACGATAACGGCAAATAACTGGAAGTGTGTAACTTTTAACGATCATTTGTATATGGTGCAAAGTGGCCACGCTCCTTTACTAGCTACAGATCACGGAGGATCGTTTGTGCTGGAACCTGTGGCTTCTCATTCACACGCTACAGGAACAATGCCGTCAGCTAACGAGGCTTTAGCAGCTTTTGGTAGGCTATGGGTAGCAGATGTAGTAGGTAACAAACACACTGTTTACTGGAGCGATCTTCTCCAAGGACATCACTGGACAGGAGGCACTTCTGGTAGTTTAGATATAGAAAAAGTATGGCCTTCAGGTTATGACGAGATTGTATCATTAACGGCACACAATGACTTCTTAATTATATTTGGTAAGCGTTCTATTGTTGTGTACTCAGGAGCTACTAGTCCTGCAAACATGGTTCTAGCGGATACCATTGAAGGAGTAGGATGTATAGCTAGAGACTCAGTACAGCAGACAGGTACAGATGTCATCTTCTTATCAGACTCCGGGCTACGTAGTTTTGGTAGAGTAATACAAGAAAAGTCTCTACCTATGCGCGACATTAGTAAATATGTCCGTAACGATCTGATGGAGAAGGTTAATGTAGAGCAGCTACCTATTAAGTCTTTATATAGCGCAGACGAAGCCTTCTACCTGCTTTCTCTACCCTCTACCAATACTGTGTACTGCTTTGATATGCGTGGCCCGTTAGATCAATCTGGGGCGCACAGAGCTACTACATGGACAGGACTAGACCCTTTGTCTTTTGCACGTTTAGAAGACGACACAATTTACATAGGCAAGTCTACAGGCATTGTTAAGTACGCAGGCTACTTAGACGGTATAGCTACCTATCAGCTACGTTACTTTAGTAACCCCACAGACTTTGGTAACTCTTCTAATCTCAAGTTCTTAAAGAAGTTTAACTTGACTATTGTAGGCGCACAAGGCACTGACATAACGCTTAACTGGGGCTATGATTACTCAACAGAATACAACAAGCAAGTTTTCTCGTATCCTTCTTCAGCTTCTCGCTCTGAGTATGGCATTGCAGAATACGGCTTAGGTCAGTATTCTGGTGTATTTCCTGCTGTGATTAACACGCCTTTTGTAAACACTAGTGGTAGCGGTTCTGTTGTTACTATTGGTATTGAAGCTCAAATTAATAACTCATCTTTTTCTATTCAAAAAATTGACATACATGCTTTACTTGGGAGACTTATCTAAATGTCCAACTACACAAAGACCACTAACTTTGCGGCTAAAGATTCTCTGCCCTCTGGTAACGCAAATAAAGTTGTACGTGGTACAGAGATTGACGCAGAATACACTAACATAGCCACAGCAATAACAAGCAAAGCTGATGCAGCTAGTCCTACATTTACAGGAACTCTCACATCTAGCGGTGCGTTAGTTGCTTCTAGTACATTTGCTTTAACTGGACGGGCTGATATAGGTGATAGAGGAACTAACACAAACTCTTCAGACCCTATGGTTAACGTAAACCGTAACGTAAATAACTCAACTACTGCTGGTAACAGTCATTGTTTTAGTGACTCTTCCCTTATTGATAAAACAGGAACTATTAGTTACGCATCTTATGACGCAAGAATAAATATTACAGGTACTAATTCTTATGGTCATTTTGCTCCTTTTCAGAATGGTGTTGTCCACGCTACTTCAGGTACGACAAGTATTCTTTATGGTTATGTAGATGTTCCCCAAGTAACTAACGGCACAGTGTCTACTCGTTACGGCGTTAAAATTAATGACGTTACTCGTTCAGGTAGTGGAGCAGTAACAAACAACTATGCTTTATGGATAGACCAACAAACAGCCAACTCAGCACAAACGTGGGGACTTGTTCAGAAAGGAACATCTAAAAATCTTTTTGAAGGGCAGGTTTTTTTTCAAAGCCTAATAAACTTAAATGATACTGTTATAGATGACAGCGCAACCGCAGGCACTCGTATTGGCGTAGGCACAGGCAGTGCTAGTGACTTAGCTATTATGAAAGCTGATTACAGCCAGTACATGATGACAGTACCTACAGGAACTAACCAAGTTAAGTTCTGGGGTGGTGTTACTTCTGCTGGTCTGGCTAACGGAAGTGTTTACACGCTGACATCAGATCAAACTCTGTATGGTACAGGTACTGTAGGACATATAGTCTTTAAGAATGCTAATGGTATTGTAGGTCAGATACAGACAAGTGGGGCTGCCACTGCTTACTTAACTTCTTCTGACTATCGTTTAAAGAATGATGTACAGCCTATGGTTGGAGCTATAGACAGGCTCAACGCTCTAAATCCTGTGAACTTTGAATGGTTAGAAACAGGAGAAAGAGTAGACGGCTTCATAGCACACGAGGCTAAGCTAGTTGTTCCTGATGCTGTTAGTGGCGAAAAAGATGCCATGCGTACTGAGGTTATTAAAGATGAAGATGATCTACCTACTGGTGAGATATTAACATTACCTGCTTATCAAGGTATTGATCAGTCTAAGTTAGTTCCTTTATTAACAAAAGCATTACAAGAAGCTCTTTCTAAGATTGATTCATTAGAAACAAGAGTTACTACTTTAGAAGGAGGTGTATAACATGAGCTTTATGGATTTAATAACAGCCGCCACCGTAAACGTAACAGGCACATTAACGGCTGACACAATTACTGGAGGGTCGTACTAATGGCTATTGATATGTACGGGAACTACACACCTGATGATAATCCTTTCGCGCCTTCTAATACAGGTAGTTTTATTGCTAATCCTATTACTGGCTATGTTCCTCCTACAATGGCACAGCAAATAGAGTCTAGCTTGTCTGTACCTAGCTTGTACGATATAGGCTCTTCTGCTTTCCCTTCGTTTGATCTAGCGTCAGCTAACAACACAATGGCTAGTTTGTTTGGTTTAGATTATCAGCCAACACTTACACCCTCTACTCAACAAACAACGCAACAGACACAAACCATGCTTAGTTCTCCGCAGACTGGCCAAGCCGCTGGCGGTAGTAACATGATTCAGAACTTGCTCAGAGGTGCTGGTCAATATTACTTAGGTCGTGAAAACATACAAGATGTTCAACAGCTAGGCAGAGAAACTCAAGAGCAGTTAGGTTTACTAGCAGAAGAAGGGCGCGAGGCTACACAGTTTAGACCCTACACCGTTACTGGTGGATTAGGTGGTGTTTCTACTACTGCTGAAGGTGGTTTTGGTATTGACCTGTCTCCAGAGCAACAAGCTCTACAAGCGCAACTATTGGGTCAGGCACAGGGATTATTTGGTCAGGTAGGTCAAGACCCTACGGAACAACAAGCTGCTATATATGAGCAGATACGGGCTACACAGCGTCCTGAAGAGGAGCGTCAGCGTCTAGCACTAGAAGAGCGTATGCTGTCACAAGGCCGTCTAGGCCTGTCCTCTGCTGCTTATGGCGGCGCATCTCCTGAGCTACTAGCGCAAGAGACTGCTCGTCAGGAAGCTATGGCACGAGCTAATGTAGGTGCTAGGCAGCAAGCCTTATCAGAGCAGCGGCAAGCTCTAGCAGGTGCTACAGGTCTAATGACTGCTGGCTACCAGCCGCAGCAACAAGCTCTTGCTATGCTACAGGCTAGTGCTACTCCTGCTGGCTTTGCTGATGTTGGTCGTAGGACTGGTCAACAGATTGCAGGGCAATTACAGCTAGGCGGTTTAGAGTCTAGGATACAGTCTGAGCAGTTAGCTAATCAGTTACGTCTACAACAGCAGCAAGGATTGTTAGGTGCTGCTTTAGGCACTCCAGCTACTCCTCAACAGCAGGCTACAGTGGCGGCTATGCCTACAGGTTCGTTAAAAGACATGGCAGAAGCAGCTCTAAGGCAGCAAGCAGCAGGCGCTGTGGGCGGGTTATTTAGTAGAATATTTGGAGGAGGTGGTTAAGATGGCTAG